ACGCTATACTTCTAACAGTATCGTATCTCTTTACATGTCGAGATTTCCCCTTACCATCGGGAATGTGAAAATAACACATCTCCATAGCGTCATCATAGAAACACTCTATGTGAGGGTTAATAACCCCTTTAGATAATAATTTTGATGCGATTTTTTGCATAGCCTCTTTATTTTCGTCCAAGTCGGGAGCTAGAAAAAATTCTTTCTGTGTTGTGTGAAATGAAGATAATAGTTTTTCTTTTAATAATTCCATATAGATATCCTTACTAGTTGCCATAACTAGATTTAAGTTTTGGGTAATGATAACAATAAAAAAAAAGGAGAGGATAAAAAGTAAGTTGGCGTTTTAGGTTTTCGCCCTCTCTGTTAAGATTACTTTTGTTAGACATCTACCCCTCTAAAAAGAGGAGTTGGACAAAAACCAAGGTACGCCAATACCTAACAAAAACAATCTTTAAATGAAGTATGAGCCACAAATAATTTTTAGTTATAAGTGTGAGTATATAGCGAGTGACTCATGTTGAATTATAACAATATTAACCTTACCCATAGGTTAAATTTTACAGAAACAATCTTTCAGAGGAACATTATCTTCGTCAAAACTAAACGCAGGAGTAGAATTAAAATATTCTTCCATGTCCTCACATGTTTTGAACCCCGCAAAACTACTATAGGAAACCGCCTCTCTCTCATGGCTCTTAACTTCTTGCTCCAAGTCTTTTAATTCTTGCCACACCGCAGGGTAGTGAGAGTAGATAGCCCTCCAATCCTCTTTGCTCTGATACGGACATAATCTACACCCAGTTCTATTAAAGTTTCTATATAAAGGGTTTTCCATTTCCATTTCCAATAAATATGTTTTACAGTCTAGTTCACTCATTTTGTAAATATTTATAAGCGGATATTCTTCTGTGATGTTGTCGTCGATTTTGCCTTTAACTCTGTGTACCTCATCAGTCGTGAATCCCACTAGGCGTGTGTATTTCTTGATGCCCTTTGCCTTTAAAAATCTCTCTAATGGTCTAATTTTACTCTCTCTTCTCCACTCACAAAATGATGCAGTAGGAGAGAGCATTCCCGCTATTTTACCTATATTCGCAGGGCTTGTTTTTCTACCCGTAGACCCACGCACATTAAATATCACATCTTTGAATTCTTTGTTGGGAGTTAATATTGTAACCTCTACTCCATACCGATTTGCCCAATACTTTTTAACTTTATTGATGTAGGTAATCATGTCTTCAAACTCAATTAATGTATCAGTAAATACTATAAAGTCGGGTCGAACTCCGTCTCTAAGTAATTTATCAACCATAACGGTTGAATCTTTTCCTCCGCTCCATAGAGCTATTTTTGTGTCAAACATTCTATATCCTTGTGTGTGTTTTGATAGGGAAGTATAACATTAATAACCTTATAGTTGAGCTAGACAGGGGTAATCCTCTTACCCTTGCGTTGCCCTAATGTTACCCTTACTTCACCCTAGTATTACCCTTACATTGCAACGGTAGGGCGGGGGTAGCAACCTTGGGGTAATGTATATGGTAATATTGGCACTATTATAGTTGATAGTGGGGTAAACGCCTATTTTTGGGCGGTTCACTAACATCTATAAGGATATAATTCTTATAATATATGTAATATAAGGATAAAATTGTTATATATATAAGATTTTAAGCCTTGTAGATGTTATTGTCTGCTATAATGTTGGTATCATTATATTAAAGGATATACAGATGGCACATTTTTTTCAAGGCGTAATTGCTATAGCATTAATAGGATTGGTGTTTTTTTTAGCACTAACAGATAACCCGAATAGTTACACAAATAGACTCACAAATTGGAGTGTTTCCCAAGAGGACGCACATATCAACTGTAAGTGGAAAACACCGTGTATGGACGCGTGGGACGCAAAGAATCCCCGCCCGAAAATAGAAGAGGGGGCATAAGATGAAAGCTATATTGTTTGCCATTTTAATTGCTTTTATAGGGTTCACCATTGGGGCGGTGACAGCTATTAATGACGGGAAAAGCTCAGATGAGATTAGAGAATTGAATCATCGTAGATGTGCTTCACCTCTCTTTTTAAACTTCGGTGACCCTGCGAAATGTAGAGAGAACTGGGACAAAGAAAACTTGGGACAAAAGGACACATTATGAAAAGATTTTTTATCAGTGGGCTTTCTTTAGTCCCTATTATTATGTTAATTGCGAGTGCCAACTATGTGAGAGCAGGGGAATTATCGACCGATAAAAATCTTTTTTGTGCGGTACTACTTGAAGAGGAAAGAGGGCTTATCGTCGAGTTACAAGCCCAAAACCTACCTTATACATATCACAAGGTAGTGATGTCAAGATTGGACGATTTGACAAAGAAAGCTATCGTAGGAGGCTGTTATGACCGCAAGTAAAAGAGATATTTTAGGGGAAGTTTTAGTGAAAAAGGAGGCTTCTTTTTCGAGTACGCTTGGGTTATTCATTTCAGGAATCGTTAGTATTTTTGGGGTTTACGGATTAATTTCGCCCCTATTTGGGGATAATGTGGGAGGGTTGGTTTCCACTATAATTGCTTTAGTTTTTCTTTTAATAATTGTAGATAACATCAAAAGAGCCTCTCTCGTTAGGTTTGTAAACAGCATTTTACGAGCCAAGATAATGCAATCCGCTTCCTCTAAAAGTGGATATTTGGTGATATTCGGAGTATCAATGGTGATGGTGATATTACTTGATATCGTTGGCTCTTGGACTACTGCGGAAAAGGGAGCGAATATGTATACTCAATCCAAAACCTCAGATAGTATGGAATTTACACTTGCCAAAGCGGACGCGGATAACTACCCTATCGCGTTACAGGCGTGGAGAACTTCTAAAACCGAGGGATACGCCTCGTGTAAAGAGTCTTGGAGAGGGTGGAAGTCTAAGTATTTACGCACATGTAAGCAGGAGTGGGACGCAACTAATCCTCAACCACAACAACATGCTACGGCGTTAAAAGCCTTTAATGAGGTGTCTAAAGCAAAGGTTGGGTTCTTGGATAAGTACCTATTTGGAGCTGTCTTTACTCTCCTTTTGATGGTTACTCTCTTGATGCAATACTTGACTATTGCTAAGATTATTGATGATTTTAGCGACAGAAGAGATGAGTTAAACCCTGAAAATATCGCGTTTATTGTTGATGAAATTGGAGAATATGAGGCTCAACAAATAGAACACCGACAGGAGTTAGCACGAAATAGTGCGAATCAGGCGAATATCAATAATGCGTTTTCAAGACAGTTCGCGTTGGCAGGGCAGGAGATAGACAACAATCGAAAGACTAATATTATTCAGTCACGAGGGCGTACTGCGGTTCGCATTTCAAATACTTCTAGTGCTAAATCCCTCCCCTCTCCTGAGTCAAATGTGGTAGATGTCGAGACGGAACAACCACGAAAAGAGCGGTTGTCGTGGAATAGACAGAAAGCCAAGTCAGCAAAAGCGGTTGAAGCACCTATTGAAGTTGAGACGGTAATAGCGTTAAAAACAGCTCCAATTATTAAAAAAGAAACTCCTATTTCTGCCCCCTCAGGTTCATTAACTTTGATGGAAGCATTCGAGGCTCTATTCAAAAACCAACAACAAAAAGGAGAGAAATTGACCCCTAAGAGAGAGGTTATCGACATCTCAAAATGGGCAGAAGTTAAGACTTTATCGGGTCACTACGCCACACTGATTCGGTTAAAAGTGATTGAGTTAGTTGGTACGAATCAAGGATACTACGCAAAAATGAACTACAAAAAGGCTCATAAAATAGTAAGCAAACAAGGTTAAAGGGTAGCCCCCTTTAGTCTCACACTCCCCTCTTTACTCCCCTTTCTTTTTACTTTTTCTTTTAATAATTCTCTCTCTTCTCTTTTACTACCCTATAAGGCTAATAATGTTATACTTCCCTATCAAAACACACAGAAAGGATACATTTTGAACTATGCAAATCGACTAAAAGAGGGGAAACCCGAAAAAAGAAAAGTACGTAAACAACGTGAAATAAGCTATCCCGACCCATCGGAGGTTAGAACTTTTGGGCAAAAAAACACGGTGCATGTGATGGCGGGGATACCTTGTTCTCATAAAAGCAGTTATATAGAGATGATGAACCCCGTTACAAATATTCCTATTATAGGTTTCGATTTAGCTATGGAGGCAACCTATCCCGCAACGGATTATATGCACAGTTATTTTAAATATATTGACGCAGGGCAAGAGGGAAAAGACATAATTAGTACGGTTATTCACGATGACTTCGTGCGTCATGCTCAAACTAAATCCTCTTTTATCATAGACATGACAACGTTAAAAATTGACACCTTGCTAGATTGGGTAGATAAAGCGAGAGAGTACGACATGAGAGTACGAGTCATTCTAATGCACACACCTTTAAAGGAATGTCTCGAAGCAAACGAAAACAGAGATGGAAAAACCATACCTCCACAGGTAATTCAACAAATGTGGGAGCGTTCCCAACTAAAATATTTTGATGAGGTGATAAAAGACTTTGATGACGTGAGTATAAACCACGTGGGGAGTACTAAACATTATGATTAGAGCTACAATATGTGTAGGGGGTACGCCCTCTCAAAGAGCTAGATATTCGGAGAGTAATAGATTTGGAGGTAGGTCTTTATATTTCCTGCCTAAACTAGATTTGAGAGAAAAACAGGCACTCGAAGATAAGTTACAGGGAGCGGAAATTAAATACAAATACTTCCACGGTGAAGAGGAGACTAAGCGTTACATATTGGTCTCCATAGATGATTCCGCAGGGGTTTTTCTTACTGCCCTAACTAATCTAGGGATTAACCTAGTTGACGCATTCGTAAGCTCTTCCACTAAGCAGTCGTCTAAAGTCGCAAGAAATCATTCTTCATGGTATAACGACTTTACCCCTAGTGAGGAGGCATACTTAAGTATCAAGCAGATAGCCGAAGCACAGGAAGCGGATATTATTTTGTTGTCTTCTCCTAACTTGGGTGCATACTCTAAGATAGGGGAAGTAAAAACCTCATCGGTAGTTATTCGGTCTTTGACTCAATATCTATCATTAAAAGAAAAAGGTAGGGAGTTCAAAGGTAACTCCCATCAAGTGTGGGAGTACGCATACGCCCGAAGCATATTAGAGCCTAAGTATCACATGTTTGAGGGTAAGAGGGTTGCGGTTAGCCTTGCCACTGAGGTTAATCAGATATTAAGATGTCGACCCAAAGAATTAAATAGCTCAGGGTTCACAGCCCAAAATAGGGAGCGTTTCTTTTGGACTAATTTTAGCATCAAACAAGTCCAACCCTCTCCTCTCGTGATACTTGATATATTGGAAACAATGGACTTTGAAGCGGATACCCCATCATGGATTGATAAGTCTTGGGGTACTAACACTACTACTACGAGACGAAACCTAATTAAGCGTCCTCACTCAAAAGCGTCCGCACTTACTCCCGCTATGATAAGAGGGCAAACTACTATCTTTTGTAAGAACAAAGAGGGTGGGTTGCATCGCTATTCTATAACGGAATTGGAGACAATACAGGGGCTACCAAAGGGATACACAGCGGGAGTATCTCTTACACAGCGTACCGTTTTATTAGGTACGGTTTCGACCTTGCCCGTGATAGAACATATTTTTAAAGAGCTACCATGTCACGCAAAACTAGAACTTTAGGTGTACTACTCAGTATAAGAGATAAGGATTTGCCTTTATCTCAAAAGAAGAGAAAGAGACTTTTTAACGAAGTCCTCTCCTATACAATTACTCAGAAATCATTTGAAAAAAAGACTTTTGGGAAAATGCCTATTTCCGCACCTTTTGGTAGTCGTGCGGAAATGGTTAAAGTTATTGTCTCTATAGAAATACTTATAGCTAACTCATAATCCCAAGGCTGTTAACCTTACTATAAGGTTTAGAATGTTATACTTTCCCTATCAAAACACACAAGGATACAAACCATGAAAACATTAACCATTAAAGACTTAAACAACGCTCCATTTTGTACGGCTAAAACCAAGAAAAACATCTCAGGATATCTTAAGACGGCAAAGATTACAGACTACGATAGTCCTACTCTTATTAAAGAAGTGGTTGAACTTAATAATGTATTTAACTACTATGGTAAGTTAAAAGTAGAGGGTAAAACTTTAGAGGAGACACTAAATGCAGTAACGTTAAGATTCAAAGAGGTGTCACAATTCATTGATGATTTGAAGAACCATAAGGAAAAATATGTAGGCACGGACGCATATAATGCAATTCTCCATGCGTTCATTATTCCACCAAAAGGTACGCCAAACACATTGATTGTGTCTTATATAACCGATAACGAAGACATGTATGAAGACACTAATCGGGAATATAGAGGGATTAGCACTTTCAATGATGATGTAGAAGAGAGTACTTTAACCGAAGACCCAAAGGAGTATCCGCCTTTTGCTTACGGGTGTGACTGGATAGTGAGAACAGAGGCGAGAGGGGAAAAAGTATATGAAGAGAGAGCATTTTCAGTGCATAGAGTTTATCAGGAGGAAAAACCAACACTAATGATTGTTGTACCCAACGATGATATTAGTATTAGAATCGTAGACCGTGTTATAGAGGACAATCAGGAGCAGAATTTGTTTTGGAATAGTGATAAGTATGTGGAGGCATGGCGAAAATAACCCCTCTCCTCCACTGGGGATTATTTCCCTAACTTTCTTTTTTAATAATTCTACTAAACACACACAAAAGGACTTCCCATGAGCTTTACACCTAGACCGTACCAACTTGACCTAGCAGATAAGGTTGTTAACTATAAAGGGGATAAAAAAATCCTCATTCACCTATTGACAGGAATGGGGAAAACGAAGCTTTTTTTCCATATCACTGAATTATTAAAAAAGAAACGTTTCATTTTCATAGTTCCCCGAATCAACCTATCTCTACAAACATTCCAAGAAAAAGAGGGGTTGGGACTCATTCAAGGCTCAACCTCTACTAATCTCAAATCAAGAATTGTTATCGCAACCGCCCAAACGCTTATTAATCGTGTAGAAAAAGGTCGTATTGATTTATCTGCTTTCGATTACCTCGTTGTTGATGAGGTACACGCTTTAAAGTATAAAAGAACCTCTGAATATAAAGACATGGGGGCAGTACAAAAAATAGAGGAGCATTCACCTGAGAGCCTGAAAATAGTGGCACTTTCTGCTACACCTTTCAATGGTGACGCGTCCACTCTCATAGGGTGGGGTGATGAAGAATGTGTTACTTTTGGTAAAGAATATAACTTTAGATATGCTATCAAAAATGAGTACTTATCCCCTCTTATCATCAGAGAGGTTACCAAGATTGATTCAAGCAGTCTTATTAAGTCCAGTGCATCAGGAGACTTCACTGAAAACTCTGTTAAGAAGATGTTACAAGAGAATAAAGGGCTAGATATTGTAGGCTCTTGTGTGCCTCATATCGTCGGGAAGACATGTGTTTTTGCCTCAAACATTGAGCATTGTAACACCTTGAACACTTCCTTTTTGGAGGCAGGTATGGTATCCGAAGTTATGCACTCAAAGATGCAAGGCAAACCCAAAGACGCTTTAGCCCGATTCAACCGTGGAGAAACCGAGGTATTGGTTACGGTAGATATGCTAAGTTTCGGGCAAGATGTACATAAACTAGAGACAATAATTTTTGCATGTGCTATAGGGTCTATGTCTTCATATTTCCAAAAACTGGGCAGGGGATTGAGACCCGCAGACGGTAAAACGTTCTGTCACTTGTTGGACTGTATGGGGAATGTAGAGCGTTTGGGACACCCTTTTCTACCAGTGAAAGAGAAATCGGCAAAGACGAAAAGAAAAAATAAAGAGTGTGAAGAGTGTGGGGAAAATAAACCCTATATCACCGTAGACGTAGAGGTACTAGAAGAAGAACAAGTGAAAAGAGTTACTAAGTGTTGCCCTTGCTGTAGAAATCAAGTGATAGACTTACTTCCGTTACCTTGCATAGAATGTGAAGAGTGTGGAGTATTAAATGTGTTGGGGTCTACATACCAAAAGGCAGACAAAATTATAATGGATTGTACTCAGTGTAATCACGCCATCACGGTTGATGTGATTACTCCCAAGGAGATGGTAATCACGTTTGAATCAAGAGAGATGGCAATAGCGGACATCGTTATGGGAGCTAAGAGTAGATTTGTGGACAACCCTACCATGAGAGATGAATTCTTGGCTTCATTCGCACTATTTACTAGATATGCTAAAAATAGTGACCTATCCGCAATAATGAATTTTGTATTGAACCTAAAGGGGAATTATTCCACTTCATCTTTTTCAAAGGTGACCACGAGAATGAGAGCCTTTAGGGATACAGAAGCATTTAGTAAAAGAGGGGAGCTAATAAATATGTTTGGAAAAAACGGTAGGGTAGTTCCTGCCAACTTCCATGAACTGATTGACTTTGTAATAGACAACACAGAAGAGAGTGAACAATATAGGCTCTCTCCTATTGTACAAAAAGTGCTTACCGTGAGTGCTAAACACCTACTCAAAACCAACGGTGAAGCGATACCATTCAAGAAATTAAAAACTATTGCGTGTAGAATGTTTCCGCACCTTAAAAAAAAGAAGATAAAATAAGGTATGGATAACAAAACGGAAGAGATTAAATCTTACATATATAGGTTAAAACAAGCAAAGATAAGCCTTGACGACTTGCAGTTGCTAAACGATACCGCAGGGGCTATGGTTGTCAAACATGTTATTGACCTACTCAACTCTGATGATGTAATGCTCTCTGATTTAGAAACCGCCTCAAAAATAATCAATACCCTCTCTCAACATATTGAACGCTCTCGAAAGCAAAATGGAATAAACCATGACGGGTTAATACAACCCAAAATGTTAACAATGATGGATATGTATAGCGATGAATAAGGCGTTAAAATCGTTTTGGTTTACCGACTCAGGCAAGGTATCACCTAGTAGATATAAAGTGTTATATGGGGGTCGTGGGTCGTCTAAATCGTGGGATATATGCGAGTATTTAATCCTAATGGCAAGTCAAACAAATGTTAAAGTTTTATGCACACGTTCTTTTCAGAATAAAATAGCAGATTCAGTTTTTACATTATTAAAAGAAAGAATTTATCACTATGGTATTCAAGCCTCATTCACATTCACACAGTCCCGAATCACTAATAAATACACTGGCTCTACGTTTTTATTTTACGGTCTATCTCGTAATACAGCGGAAATAAAATCATTAGAGGGTGTAGATATTTGTTATGTGGAAGAGGCTCAATTTATTACCGAAGAGCAATTTAATATCTTATCTCCTACAATCCGAAAAGAGGGCAGTGAGCTTATATTCTGTTTTAACCCTGACCTCGTTACAGACTTTATTTACGATAAGTTCGTAGTTAACACGCCTGAGAATGCAAGGATAAGACACATTAACTATCAGGAGAATCCGTACCTCTCAGGCACTATGTTGCAAGATATAGCTTACCTAGAAGAGCAAGACAAAGAGGCATACAATCATGTGTTTCTAGGTCATGCCAAAGGCGACGATGACTTGGCTATTATTAAGCGGTCTTGGGTTTTAGGGTGTATTGGGGCAAAAGAGAAGTTGGAAAAGTTAGGTTTTTCTTTTAATAATAGAGAAAAAATCATAGGCTATGATGTAGCAGATGATGGTGGGGATACTAACGCTTATTGTGTCAAAGAGGGTATGGAACTTACTGATTTGACTGAGTGGAAAGCGGGTGAAAATGAACTATTTAGAAGTAGCAGAAAAGTTTTTGCCCGTGCGGTTGCCGAAAGAGCGAAAATATATTATGACAATATCGGAGTGGGGGCGGGTGTTGGTGCAAACATAGAAGAGCTAAACAAAACTAAGCGTGGAAGAATTAGGCATTATAAGTTTACCGCAGGTAATGCACCCGTTCAACCTAATCAATTTTACCGTGTAGGCAAGATGAAGACTAAAGATAAAAACGGTCAATACTTTGAGAACATCAAGGCTCAGGCTTTTATTTTATTTGCGGATAAGCTAAAAGCGACCATCAGAGCATTAGAGGGTTCTACCATAGAAGACCCTGCGGACTTTATATCACTATCCCCTCATCTGCCGTTATTGAGTAAGCTAGTAAAGGAATTATGCTCACCTCGTAGGGTAACTTCCCTGAATAATAAAAATGCCGTTGAAAAAAAGAGTGACATGTTAAAAAGGGGTATCAAATCCCCAAATTTAGCGGACTGCGTAATAATGACTACTGTAAAATTGCATGGAAATGGGTTCTCCGACTCCATGTAATCCCAAGGTTTATAACCTTACTCTAAGGTTTAGAATGTTATACTTCTCTTATCAAAACACACACAAGGATATAAAATGAAAAACATATTTAAAACCCCATTGGTTGACATCACTATAGAAGTAGCAAAGTTGGTTAGAAAGAATACGCCATATAATAAAGAATATGCAGTGCAAGAGATTTTTCTTTTTGTAATGGGTAAATCATCTTATGCAACACTTGCACACATGATGACAAAAGGGCTATATACATCGCCAAGAAAGCAAGAACTTACAGTAGAAATGAGTAGACTAATCACGGACATCATGGTACTTGCAGGTAGTGGAAGTAAACATGACCTTAAGAGACAACTAAGAAGAGCTTATTCAAAATATACTTTGGCATTGGTGTAAGGTCATGGTATTATTAAAAAAGAAATCAGACTTTACTAACACAAAGTTAGCAGTTACCGCACAACATCAAATTGCGAAGTTTTATACTTTGGCGACTGGAAAGCCTTTCAAAAAGTGGGCGGGTCGTACTAATCTTAACACCCACATGTATGGATTAAGAAATGGGAACATCATGAGTGATGGGACTCCTGATGCGAATGGTGCTAAAGCCTCAAAAGATATTATTAAGGCTCAACAACGTTTCAGAAGTTGGACTCAGTACCGAGAGATTAAATACTCTACTAAAGAAAAGGGATTTTATTATGCTTAGAGACATAATGGAAACCTTGGGGTTCGACCCCATCGGTGACGACACTGGCAAAAGTATCAAATACTTCTCTCCTTTCAATACAAGCGAAAAAACCCCCTCTTTCTTCCTACTAAAATCTAATTCGGGTCAATATGACTACTACAAAGACCACGGAAGCGGAGAAAAGGGAGGTAATCACATCGAATTTATCAAGAAGTTTTTCAACCTCACTCTCAGAGGGGCGTACTTGAAGCTTGATGAACTTACAGGAGAAGACACCCAAGCATCATATAAAAAAGATGCCCGAGTTTATACCACGACTGCTACAAGTAAAGGGCAAAAGGCAGTGTTTTTAAGTGAAGATAAAATCACCCACAAGTATCTAACCTCTTATCTCTTGGAGCGTGGAATAACCACTATTCATGAGCAAGTAAAACAGGTAAATTATCAGGTTGGGGACAACGTTTATCACTCTATTGCGGTGAAGAACGTCAACGATGGGTACAATCACCGTAATAGTAAGGTTAAAGGTGTCCTAGGTAAAACAGGGATTTCCATAATTGGAGATTTCAAAAAAGACATCGTGGTAGTAGAGGGATTGATTGACTTTTTATCACATAATCAGATATCAAAAAATGAAAGTAACTCATACTTAGTGATGAATAGCACCGCATTAACCAATCATGCTATTAAATTTCTGTCTGATTTTGATAATCATAGGGTGATTTTAGCCTTGGATAACGGAACAAGTGGGGACGTGGCAACCTTAAAGATTCAGGAAGCAATAGGAAGCACAATAGACATAAGGAAGAAGTATAGAAATTTTGATGACCTGAATGACATGTTGATAAATAAGCCTAAGACTAAAAGAGAGTTGAGAATTATTAAAAAAGAAAATGAATACCTCATCTTTAAGGCAGGGAAAAAACTAAGTACTCACCAAACTCTAAAAGAGGGCATCAAGCAAATAGATATCCTTAAAAAAGGTTGACCTTTCGCGGTCTACCTGCTATAATAGTCTCGTGTGTAAGAAAACATTATGTATCCTTTCGCCCGTCTCATTCGTTAATACCTCCTCTTTCCCCCTATTGATTAATTGTTAACGAAGAAGACGGGGGTTTTTCCTTTCTTTTTAATAATCCTATCTCTTAACTGTTTGTAGTATAATCTATAAAAAAGGATTATACATGGCACAAAATGAATACCCAGTAGGTTTTAACAGCTTCCAAGACGGCTCACAAGTGGGAGGCACTACCCCAAACCTTGACCCTTATGATGAGGTTAGAACCTATGAACCATTGGTTGTTCCCGTAGGTGAAAGTAATAAGATTTATGTAGATGAAGCTACGAATTCTCTATATATTTACCATAGTGGGGCATACGTTGCAATGGTTGGCGGGTCGGGAGTTGACGCGTTTCAGACTTATCTATCCCGTGCCAATACAACGGAAAACGTAGCCCCTACGGTAGGAGAAATCGCCGTGCCAATAGAGAATGCAACTGCGGAAATTAACCTTAATGGTGAAATTATTGAGCGTTGGACTTACTTATCAGGGGCGTGGAGTAAAAAATATTCTTTGGCTCATGTTGAGGGAGCTATAACGTATGCTAACACTAGCAATTCTAACGCAATAGGCACTGCCCCTACTCTCATTCAAATCCCTACCCCTTTAGTTAATGATGTTGCCATCATGTCTAACCAATCAATAGTGGAGCAACAATTCATAGAGTATTGGAAGTACAATGGGGCATTGTGGGTATCCACAGGAGTAATCTCGTTGGAAACTCTTAGAGAATTCTCAATCCGAACTGCCAATTTTTCAATCGCAACCCCTATTCCTAACTCTTCTAATGCAATAGATAGTACTTTGGGGGCTGTTGTGGTTAACTTGCCTTTGGTTTCAACCACGAGAGAGGGCGTGAGAATGACTTTTAAATGGGTGGCAGGTGCTAACTTGGTCACACTTAATCCTGCGGGAGCGATAGATGGATTGGCTAGTTTTTCTTTTAATAATTTAATGGATTCCGTAACAATAGAAGCTAGTGATTCAGAGTGGAGAATTGTTGGCTCTCACATTGAAGCCACAGGCGGATTAACCAAACAGGGTGTAGCTCCCGCAGTCCTAGTTGATGAGGGAATCTATCTCGTTGATGGCTCTAATCCTATATTGACACTACCTATAAGCACAGGGTCACAAGATAGATATATTTTTCACTCTGAGTCCGCAGGTGTAAATGTGGTAGTCGGTGTGCAACTAGGAGATACGTTGAGTGGGACAACTGATGGTACGCACACTATAGCAGACGCTACTGAGGTTGGAATCGCAATAGATAGTTCTCTTGGTAACTGGGTTTACAGAAAATTAGGTGACGGAACTGATGTTTCATTAGCTTATACAGAAATAGGGGTAACCAGTTCGACCGATGCCGTTATCGCTCCATTTGACACTATAGTTTTTGAGAAAGTTTCAGGAACAATAACTACCGATGGGTCAACGATGACTGTAAATAAGACGGGATTCTTTGAGGTTAAGGCTAAAGTAGGGGTATCTACCACCAATCCCGACGCAGTTATCAAAGTTAACGGTGTGGTAGTAAAGACAGTTAGGGACGGGTCTATAGAAAATAGATTAATTGCCTTTGCTCACCAGTTCACGGCAGGAGATACCGTTACTATTGAAGCTCAGGACGGAATTACTCTTGAAAACTGGTTGGGCGGTGCAAGTTCGCCAACGACCGACATGAACTATTGCCAAATCATATTTAGTGAGCTACCAAGCTCTGTATCTCTAGGAATTTCACCTACTGGGGACGGAATAGATACGGTTCTATCTAAAGGTGAGGCTCTGACCACTCATAGAGAGATTGAAGTTGAGGGGTTCGGGCTTTTTATAAAAGATAGTGGCTCTACTAATTATACACAGCTATCAAATGAGTTTGTATCATCTAACGCATTCAAAAAGGGACAGTTTTCCATATCGGGAGTTAATGCGGGAGCGGTTGGAACACTAGGTAGACAGACATATCGGCATACCATCAATACTGTGTACGCAGGGATAACTACCATTTCATTCTCCTATCAAAGCTACTTTGAGAATCAGGTTTTAACCTTGCACCTAATCAATAATGACACAATAGAAAGAGAGATTGAATTTGGAGTGCAATTTAAACAAAGACTGGATTCAGCTAACCCACTTGAAAACATATTTTTAGCGGGTGGCGAGAGGGTATCTATTGACTTTTATGTTTTTTCTTCCTCTGTATTGTATCCCGTGGACACGCTCATCACTGAGAGAGCCGAGGACGAAAACTACACAGATATAGGGGCTATGCGTATTGCGTGGGGTAAAAGACTTAGTATCACAGATAATCCCGAGACGGTAAATTTTGGGGTTAGCTTTGCCGTAGCCCCTACCGTGACTATAGGAGTGGATACAGGAAGTAGTGCGGGAGCGGGTGGTAATTGGACATTTAAGGATATCACTACTACCTCTTTTCTTTCCGACCGACAGGACACTAGCTACGGCAACACTCAACAAGCGGTACTTAATTGGATTGCTATAGGTCTGAAAGCTTAATTATTAAAAAGAAAAGGGACAACGATGAATAACACTACGGGACTAATCGCGTCCTCTTCTTTACTCTCAGGCATGGTCATATTCACCGACCCCGCATACCTAATCCTCTCCTATCTAGGGGCAGGGTTGAGCCTCTTGGGTATGCTACAACAACTACTACAAGTGAAGCAAAGATACAGTTTTATGTATGGGGTAATTCAACTATTAAAAGCTTTTATTTTTGGCGGGTTATTAACCCCTATGTATTTTATGGCGTATGTACATACAGGCGGTAGTGTGATTTCCTCTATGTTGTGGCTAGATGGATTACAGGGAATCTTTAACTCTTTTTGGTGGCTATTAAGTCTCTTAACGGCGTGGTATTCGCCTTATGTTTGGGATTATCTGACCTTTGTAGTTAGGCATAAAGTAGATAAAAAGGTAAAAAATGAGCAATAATGTTTTCTTTATGTATCAAAACGTATTGACAGTCGCACCATTGATATTAGCGGGATTAACTTTCCTTTTAATAATTACCGTGGGAGCTAAAGAGTGGAGAGTGTCGGTTCACTTTCTGACACTATCGCTATGTATCTCAATATTAAATATCGGGTTATTTGAGGAGGCTCTAATTATTATCGTCATTGAATCGGTAGCGGAAACCTTGTACTTGATTTTCAGGAAGTATCTGATAGTATAGATTATTAAAAAAGAAAGGTGTAAATGAAGACATTTTATGCAATAGCCTTAATGGTAATTGCCCTTGGATTAGGAATAGTTTCAATTTCAAATCTAACCCAAGAGGTCAAAGACCAAAAGCAAAAAGTTATAGAGACGGAGTTTATGTACAAAGCTAGATTGGCGAGAGCCAGTTTTGAGCATGAGCAAAAGGTTGAACACCTTGAAGCTAAATTGAAAATAGAAAGGTTGACAGATGTTAAAGATGTTGAGATTAATAGCACTATTGGTATTCATACTCTTAGTTTTTGAGGGGTGTGTGGGAGTACGGGAGCGGGTAGAATATCGCCCTATTCCTTGCCCTAAAATCTACCCTTTTCTCCAAGAGACGGAGACTAAATACGATGACATCAACATAACTTACGAGGTATATAATGAAAATTAAATTATCTCGTAAAGAGCTTAAGAAGCTAGTTGATGCCGTAGTCTATTATAAGAGAGAATGCAAGAAAAAAGATATCATAATAGATGCTCTAAATAAAGAAATTATCTCACACAACGAAAGGAACGCAAATGCCATTACTGACACAGCACAAGCAGATTGAGGAATACTTACGAGCCAACGGGAAAGCATATATCCGTAGAAAGCAAGGGGAGCGACACCAAACCTCAGCTTACGGAATCAGCTACCAATTTAACCAACAAGCTAAGATTTGGGGCTTCTATAAGAGTATATGTACCAAAGAGCGTATCCCATGTAACTTATCAAATAAGTCCAATAGAGACCGACTTAACTTGGTTATCTCCGAAAGCCAAGCCCTAAAAGATGAAGAGTTGAGACATGCGGTTGATTTCTATTTGGAGAATTACACTATCCCATCAATAGCTAAAGAGCTTAATAGCAATGATAGATTAGCCTTTATGGTAGTAGCCCGTGCATTTGAGTTAAGTAGTGCTTTAAAACTGGTTCAAACCAACGTAGGCATCAAGAAAGACGGAAAACTAAGTGATGAACTGATTAGAAAGATTCCTAAAGAGTTTGATATAGGTAAGTTTATTGATGATTCAATAGAGGTTTTGAGTGTCACAAATAAGACTGATGCCGTGAAAGATAATATTCAAAGTAGACTGAATAAGTTAAGAGGGAATGGTAAACGTAAGGCTGTAAGTAAAAGGCAAAAGTAGATAGTCCTCTCGAGGGGACTATTTGTGTGAGTAGATTATCGCTTTAAGTTGAGCGTTTTCTTTCTTACACTCAAAGTTGTTCACGATGATAGCGGACATGATGCCAGTTACGGCACACAGTAAAAAAAAGTTTCCCCATGTACTCATAAATCAACCTTTTCTTTTAGTTTTTCTTTTAATAATTCTTTTCATCTTACCCTCTTTTCCCGATAAGTCCATATAATAACGTGTATGTAGCACTAGATAGGTTCTCATCGCCACCCGCTTCTTTGAATTTAGCTATAAAATCCTCATGCCCTCGAACTCTAATTAGTTGAGTTTTACCTCTTTTTAGGTAGGGATTATTTGCAATCAAGCAAAACGATTTCTTTAAAATAGACTGGTGTTTTTTCATTATGTATCCTTTAGTTTAGGTATAACAATTATAACATTAATATTCTTATACGTCCCTTTGATGAGGTAAACATGCTATACTCTTTATTATTAAAAAGGAAACTTGATGCGAATATTAGAGATGCACGATGCGATAAACTTAGAGGCAAGTACCACAGCGGAAGCCGACACCACTACGCCTTGGGACGCGGTAACCGTGTATCAGGTAGGAGATGTAGTGTTGAGTGGGGATACAATTTACACTTCCGCAAGAGCTAATAATATCAATCGTGACCCCGCATCAAATCGTACTGTGTGGTTACCGACTGGGACGGCAAATCCTAAAGCTATCTACGATGTTTATCCCGATACCGTCACAACAAATACTGCGGGAGCATTGGTCATCACATATAATGTTACAGACGTAGATATAGTCTTTATAGGCAACGCAAAGGGGACGGACGCAACAATAAGTCTAGGAGGTTCGGTCACAAAAAACCTACTTGATGCCACAGTGTCGCCCAATCAGGCATGGGGAATTGTTGACGACTATCACGGCTCAGGAGACTTGTTTTATGATATCGGGGCGTTAACGAGTGGTACATTAACTATCACCATCACGCCTAATGCAGGAGTAGCCCACTTAGGTTATGTCATGTTTGGGGAAGCCGTAGAAGTTGGTTGTACTCTGATGAGTGAAGCAGTAAAATACAATGTAAGAAGCGGGGTACAATCCCGTGGTACTGTCGTTGGTATAGAGAGAGCCAAGAGAGATTCATGGATAGAAATGACCCTACCTATCGCAATACATGAGCCGTTAGTTATGAGTGATGTACTGGTTAGTTTGGCAAAGTATAGAGGCGTACCTATGTTGGCTATAGGTGATGATACGGGGCTAAGACCTGAAATGGTGTTTTGGGGATTGTTTCACGAGATTGAGGCTTCAATAACTGAGAGGAATGGGTATGTGATTACGCTAACTTCTTTGGATACTTCCACCTATATTCCCGCTACTGAATTAGAATTAGCCACAGCGGAACAAGAAGAGGAAGCTAACAATCCAACCCTAGCAGATTTTATCTTTTGGGGGTTTGATACAGGGACTAACGCGGGTATCGTGTTTGGTAACCTAGATATCACTGGTTATTACGATGGATTGGCTTTGGCTACCGAAGTCTTGGTCTCTCTTGATGCAGGTGCGTACATAGATGTCAACGGGTTAGGGCAAGAGCCTATCTTTAGGAATGGGGTTGCTCTGTTAGCGGATACTTTAATCGCAGGGCAAACCTATCTGTTTTATTATCAGAATGCACGGTTTAATGTTGCCACTCATATTCCGTATAATTACGGGAATATTCCCGTCATAAACGGTCTAGTATTAGAGTATATAGATGAGAATGAAAACCTAGTAAGTAAACCTATGACGGAGTTAATCGCCAACATAGCAAATGATGCCACTATCGTAAACAATGTGATGACCTATACAGATGATACAGACGGGGTAACCGTGGTTTTAATTGAGGACTTATTAAATCAGGCTCATTACGGGGAAGCGGATAAAGGCAGTAGACATCATATCAAGGATTTACCGTCTTTGGAATATGCGACCGAGACAGTATCGGGATTAGTGGAGTTAGCCACCACAGCGGAAGCACAGGCGGGAGTTAATGCCCTGACAGTGCTAACACCTTTTCTACTTCAACAAGTCACAGCAACAACCACGAGGGCGGGAGTTATTAGACTTGCCACACAAGCAGAAGTTGACGCAGGGCTAGATGCTTTTACCGCGGTAACCCCTGCTACACTCAAATCATTACTAGATAACAGTTTGCCTACTCCTGCCACACAAGCAGAGGTTGACGCGAGAACAGACGCTGTTAAGTATTTAACACCATTGACTTTAGAGGGGAGTGAGGCAAAGACCACACAAAAAGGGATTATCGAGATTGCTACATGTGCAGAAGTGGAGACAGGGACGGACACCGAAAGGGCAGTCACTCCCGCATGTCTATCTGCTTATGTTGATGTAGGTGCGGTTGCAGGTATTCCGACCGTTGCCAATTTCACAACAAAAGATGTGGTGTTTGATTATACTACGTGTACCGCATATACGAAAGTAGCAGGTGTGGTTACCGCATGTGGAGGCGGTGGCGGTGGTGGAGCGTATATCTATTCTACTAGTAATGGGATTGCTTACGGTAAGTTTGGAATAGCAGATTCAGGTACTGGCGTAACAATAACCTCATCGGGAAAAGCAATAGGGGACGGAAGCTTTACAGTAGTTACAGACACAAGAAACAATAGGACGGCGATAATAAGACTAAACGGTACAACCGTAACTGGGACGGTAAACTTTGTTTCAGGTGATACAGTGGAAGCAAAAATATCAGGGTTCTTCATAGACGATGGCTCAGGGGTAAATAGCACCGCATACGCAACGATTCAGTAATTATTAAAAAGGAAACTTATGATATACAAAATAGATGAAGACTTAACATATATGGGGGCATACGCAGACAATCCAAACGGATACGTGCCACCAAACTTTACCACAATAGAGCCGATAGGTGCGGTTGCGGGTGAGTACTACTTTTGGAACTTGGGGTGGATTATAAAGCCCTCTTTTGTTGGCACTACGTATTACAGAGAAAGCAATGGAGAGCTAGTAATATGGGAAGATGATATTGCCCCAACGGAGGGGTTTCAAACCGTAGCACCTGCTATTGCCTACCCGACATGGGACGGCACAGCATGGATTGAGAATACCGCATTGAAGCACGATACCCTAATTAAAGCCCTCATTTGCGACCTACCTAGTGGGGATATAGTCGTGTATAAGTCAAGAGGGGAGTTCATTAATACATTAGAGCAGATGAATGAATTAGGACTGGTTACTGCCGTCATTGATGAGGTTACCTATCATAAGAATGATATTCGGTATGTTTGCCTATGGTTTGAATATAGAATGCAGGAGATTTATAATGGGTAAAGTTTTTCTTTTAATAATAAAAAAGGAGTCATTATGGCGTTAGTATTGGAACTTTTAGAGACAGCGTATGGGGCAAATTCACCTGAATATATAGCAGAATATGCCGTAGTAAACGGGATAAATGAAGCCCAAGCAGAAGCACAGATAAAAAACAATGATGCCCTACTGCCTAGATACCTAGAGAGATATGGGCATAAATGGGAAATTTCCCTATCCTCTTGGGAACAACACCACGTACAAAAGGTTTATGGCGAAACTAGCAATAGTAGTCCATTCGATGACCGAGTAGTAACCTATGATTATGAGGGGATATTGTGTTCTCTCTCTGAGAGCCAATCTACTCAAATATTAAAGAGGATAGCCCGTGCATTGCGAAATAGAGATATCGCAGTGTATGGCGAGGCTAACATCGTGGTGCTAAAGATGATATTTAAAAGTCCTAGGCTCAAAGAAATAGAGTACACCAAATTCTTACAGTCGCTAGTTAGAGAGCTTTTCAGGAAACAAAGAGCAATTATTAAAAGAAAAAATATTACTCGTTTTACTGACTCAGCCATAGAAGAGGTTGAAGCCGTGACCTCATCACTACTAAAAAGCACATTCAATGACGATGAGGTAGAATCTTTTATTGCAACGTTCTTTGATATGTTGTATATCATGCTTGACAGGCGACTACAAGCAGGATTAAACGTATCTGTGGGACTGAAAAACAAAGAGTTGATTGAGTTAATTATTTCTCAGAATATAACCCTAGCCAAATCATTACAAAGCGATATAGTTAAAGATGTCGAGAGGGTAATCACTCAGGGTATCATAGAGGGAGAGACCATAAGAAGTATGACCACTCAGATATCAGACATGCAAAACAAAGGGCTTCATAGAGCCGAAACTATAGCGGTCACAGAAGTTGCCAAGGCATCATCTCAAATCAATAGGAGTAGATTCAAGGAGTTGGGTATCACCAAAGCCAAGTGGTCGGCATCAGCCGATAAGCGTACCCGAAAGTGTCATAGAGACAGAGACGGAAAAGAATATGACTTGGAAAAGGGATTAGAGATAGGTTGTGATAATAAAGCGTTACAGGTTGGGCAAGAAATAAGATGCAGGTGTGCTATGGTGGTAGTACTGTGAGTTTTCTTTTTAATAATTTAATAAGGTTGTAATATGCGAATATTTGAGATAAAAACAAAGATAAGAGATAAGGGGACAGTGGACACATTCGGATTCAAGACATACCGAAAAGTCATTGTGGCAACCACAGGGGCGAATAATTACCTAGGAGAAGAACTAGGCATGAAGAGTACGCCGAATGCGATAATTGAAGTACACCGAGACCTAGCCGAATTGGCAAAACTGAGAGATTCCATCTTGGGTAAGCCTATAGTTAATCTTCACCCAACCCGTGATATGGAGATGAATAATCTACCAACCGAAGTGATAGGTGTGGCACTTAATCCCGTAATTGAAGATGATAATCTGATTGTAGATTTAATGTTCTATAAGAGTAGAGCGAATGACGAAGTATCCTTGGGTTACGATGCAGAAATCTTAAAAGTCAACGACAAATGGATACAGAGAGATGTGGAAGTTAACCATATTGCTATTGTCCCTAAAGGAAGATGCGGTAAACTGTGTAAAATACAAGATAAAAGGATTGATGATATGCCAAAGATTAAGATAGGTGATAGCTCTGTAGAGGTGACACAAGAGGTTCAAACTGAATTTGACCGACTAAATGGGGAAGTGGAGGTACTACATGTGGCAGTAACCGATGCGGAAGTAAACGCGATTAGAGACATTACGCAAAGAAACATTGTTTTAGCGAAAGCAAAAAACATGGGAGTAGAGGCGTTAGCTACGGACACTACACTAGCTATCAAAACAAAGATTTGTGACAAATTGGGAATTAAGACTGATGGTAAAACGGAGGCATTTATTGATGGTGCTTTATCGGTAGACCATACGCCATATACACCGCCTAATGTTCATCAAGACCGAAGCGAAGCACTAGAAGCTTTAAATAAATCAGTATTGGAGTTTTAAGATGGCATTTCAAAACGCAACAGAAACACCCGCATTAGAAGCGGGAACGGTGAGAAATCACTCTATTACAGACGTTCAATATGTAGCTGTAAAAAGTGGTACATTACCTTTGGCGGGAAATGTACTAACTATCGACTCAACGGGTGAGTTAGTACCGTATGATGGTACAACGGCTAGTGGGGTTGGTAAGGCTAACTTAGCAGGTACTATTGACGGAGATGGAACAACTGACCAATTACTAACAATGGGATTTATCTCAGTGGCAGTATTGACAGGAGAGACACCCGTTTTAGGTGACACGGTAGGCGTAGATGCTACCGCAGGAGAGGTTATTGTAGGCGGTACGTTTGGCACTTTTATTAAAGAAGAGCAAACAGACATTTGGACTATTAGAGTCGGTTGGTAAAGGAGATTAGATGAGTAAGAAAAAATTTGCAACAAAAGTGTTGGCGGTAGCATTGGTTAACATTAACAGCTTTGTTGAGGCTCAGAATGCTGTGTCAAAAATGAAAATTCGTGATGCCTCAGCGGGTACGATTTTAACTCGTTCATTGGAATTTCTCAGTAACACTGATTATCTCCAAGCGGGAATCGACGAAACTTTCTTAAGCATTGGTATCAATATCAATAATGAGGGTGGATATAGCGACTTTATTACTTCTCTCAAAAAGAGAGTAGAGGGTGAATATGTCAATGCAGGTAACAGCGATAATACAAAAGGTACTATTACTGTAAGCAAAGAAAAAAGCTCTCTTGGCGTTCAGGGCATGGAGGCAACGTCTAGTTGGTCTATGGTTGAGTTGGAACAGTCTATGTTAGAGGGTGGCAACCGAGTTCAAGACTTGTTTACGGGTCACCGAACGCGATATGCTACCACTATTGATGCTATTGGGTACAATGGGGTTGGTGGTGAGAATGGTATCTTGAATCACACAGACCTTAATGTATCAACCGCATCAGCAGTATGGGCAGGTATGACTAATGTCGAGCTAACAGATGAGTTATCGGCATTTATTATTGCTCAGCGATTGGGATTAAATATGTCTCATTGGTGTAATGTATTGATTGTTCCACCTGCTTTACTATTGAAAATTCAGACAGCTAATGCAGACGATGGGATAGACAAAACTATCAAGCAGAAGTTAGAAGATGCACTTGATGTTAGATTTGTGGCTACGGAACATGCTACGGGAACAGGGACTGCGGGTAGTGATATAGTCGTGGCTATTTCTACTAACCCTAGAACTTTGTCATTTAGAATTCCAGTGCCATTTAAAATGTCACAAGTATATAACACTGCGGATTGGAAGCATAGCTTTGACACTATGTTTAGAATTGCAGGTGTCGACTTACTGGAAACAGTGCATAACAAACTTGACGGTTTTTAATCGTCCGTCCTCACTCACCTCTTTCTCCTGAGTGGGGATTTTCTTTTCAACTTTCTTTTCACTTTTCTTTTAATAATTTACCTTTTTATTCTATAATATAAAAAAGGCATAATTCATGGCACTATCAACCACAGAAATTACCGACCTACGAGAATTATTAAAAACAAAATATTCTACTTTATTCACCTCTAAAACAGATACTGAAATTGATACCCTGATTGGATATGCAGATGCTCAAACCAATGATAACTGTGCAACCCGATTACTAGCGATAGAATACCTAGTGTGCTATTGGGTTGACACGGAGGGTGATTCTACTACTGTCACAGGTAGCTTAACCAGTGTAGATGTGGGAGGGGACATAAAAAGTACGTTCGCCCCCACAGAATCAGGTGGTATTTACGGCAGTAACTATTATGGAAGACTTTATCTAGGGGTACTAAAACGTTGTGCTTCATCAGTAATTGGTATAATAGTATGAGTTTTTCAGCCACAGTTTACTCAGAAATTGAGCGAATAATAAAAGATTATGGGAATGAGGGTACGGTATTACATAATGCAACGGGAGGCAATATGTACGATGATGACGGCGTAGAAGTTAGTGTTTCGACCGACTTCACTGTGGGATATACCACAGGAAACTTGACTCGTGAGGAGAAAATACAGTATTCACAGGACAATGAGACGCGAAAGGTATACATCTTGAATGATGGGGTAGTTAGCGTGGAGAAAGGGGATAACTTTCTTTTTAATAATGGAACACAGTTTACTATAGAAGAAGTGGACGATGTAGGCGAGACTCAAAATCTACCTATCTTAAAGAAACTGATATGCCAAAGAGTTTAGAGGAAGAATTATTGGTCATAGTGGAACAGGCTAAAACAGCTTTCAAAGAAACAGTGGAGAGCTTGAATAGTAAGATTATAGAGGGGTCACCCGTAGATAAGGGTCGATTTAAAACTGCGTGGGAAGTAAAAGACTATGACTTAGACACATTCACGTTCATTATGAGGAATGATGTAGTATACGCCAACAAGCTATGGAGAGGCGACCATAGTAAAAAGGGGTGGGGAGTCATGGGTGGTGAGCCTATTATTGAATCTCATGAAGAATTATTAAAAAAGAAATTTAGAGGTATTAAATGACATTTGAAAAACAGCAAGAGGTAATAGCTTCAATCCGAACGGAATTAACCGCCAACCCTTTCACTTTTGGAGCGATAACCATAGATGAGATTTTCCGAAACGGTGACCGTGGCAAACCTCAAAAAAACTTTTTAACAATCGGGTACGCTAATATTGATACCGCTCATGGTCACCAATGCCCCACTAATAAGATGCTATTTTATATTGACGCGTATTATCAAAACGAACTAGTATCAACTCGTGTTATCTCAAAGATTGTGGAGAACTTTTACAACTTTGAATATAACGCCACAAGAGATAAACTTATAGGCGTAGAGCATACAGGCGGGACGATTGAGATAAGCAAAGGGCTATTTAACTCTCGTGCAAAGTTCTATGTATATATATAGATGCTAGAATAGGCAATCTACAAAAAAATATAAAGGTTACTAAATGGCTATTGAAAAAGTTAATTTAGCGGGAGCAACGATTGTTGCAACGGCTAACAACGGAGCAAATTCAACTATCACAATGCAATGTCTAAAAGGAGATATTGACATCTCTATGGGCGAATACGGAATTGATGAAGATGTTTGTCATACGACAGGCAGAGAATATGTCAAATCTCAAATCCCATCATTTGATACAATCGAATTGGATACGTGGTTTACAGGAGATAAAGCAGATGCCGAGCGTTTATTTTGGTTAGCATCATTGCAGAACACTGGCGACTTTACCCAAGCAAATGGAGACCAAACATTGTCTGTGGCTATCACTTTGGCAGATACATCAGCAAACATTTTTACTTTTAATGCACTGGTAAGCAAAGGTGTAATTACTGCTACTATCGAAAAAGATATGCACCTCATGATTACTCTACAACCTACCTCAGCACCCGTATTAACGTAACCTTACTAAGGTTATGTTATAATCCTTGTACCAAAAATACAAGGAAACACACACATGAAAAAACTACTTTTAGCAATCCCATTAACTATTATTATTCAAGACCTCATCACTTTAGAGGGGCAAGAGCCAAAACTTCAAGACCTATCTTTCGATGTTGTTTTTAAGCCTATCACAAAGAAGCAATCTAAGAAAATCACACCGAAAGAACTAACTCAGCTATTCACCGAATCCAAACAAATCATTAGTGACGGAGTAGAGGGACTCACTGACGACCAACTGGAATGGCGAAGAGATAGAGCGGAAACTATATCTCTTAAAATCATTGAACTCAAAGACGAAGTGTTAACCAACGCTTTTAACGTTCAGGTGAGTGGAAAAGATGCAGATACACTACTCGTTTTTGCAATGGAAAACGAGTGCATGGATTCGGTAATAGGTCTACTTAAATCTGAGTACCAAGAGGTTAAAAAAAAGCAATCATAGAGGTTGCTACATTCTTACGCGAGGGTGGCAGTACGCTTCCCTCTTTCTTCACTTCTTATCACACTTCTCTTTTAATCATCTCTTCTAATATCGTAAGAACCGAAATAGGATTTCTGTATCAATCAATTATTGATAATTGCAAATGGAATAAAATCAAGCCTAATCACTTCGCTATCATCTTCAACCAAATAGGTATCATTACCGCCATGTCTCCTGCCAACTTTGCTAAGCTACCTACCTACTCTAATAGTGAGGAAAAGTTATCTAAACTTTTCGGAATGATGGAAAGAAAGAAATAGGTATAATCATTAAAAGAAAAATTAAAGGGTCTTAGATGGCAGTATTAGAGGTAGGATTCAAAGGCACGGCATTAACAGCACTAAATAAATTAAAGGGTCTATTGAAAGACGTAGACAAAGGTTTAGAGCAAGTAGGAGCGGAAGCAAGAGATACAGGTGATGACATAGAGACTATGGCGAATAAGTCGGTAAACTCTCTCAAAAAGCTAGTTGCGGGGTTTGCTGTATGGGAAACTGGCAGGGTAATTATCGGTAGGGCAATTACAGATTTTATGAGCCTAGAAGATTCGATACTAGCGGTTCAAAAAACATCAGGGTTATCAGGTGAGGGATTAGACCAATTAACCGACAAGCTAAAAGATATGTCAACTACAATGAACGGCTTCCACATTGATAGTTTACTAAGTATTGCCGAAATAGCGGGACAACTAGGCATCAAGGGTGTTGATAATATTGAGGCATTTACCAAAGAAGTTCAATATATGGCTTCATCATCTAAGCTATCAGCGGAAGAGGCAGGTATTGCCTTTGCCCAGTTAGCTAACGTCTTGCAGGTCGATATAAAAGAAATCAATCATGTGACCTCAGCATTTACGAAACTAGCAAGTACCACGACAGCAACCGAGGGTCAAATTGTAGACTTCACTCAGCGATTAGCAGGTGCAGGTAAAACCTTGGAACTCACTAACGCCGAAATTATAGGTATCGGTGCAACACTGAAAGATATTGGAATTAGTGCAGAAGTTGGTGGTACGGCTATGTCTGATGTGTTTGCCAAAATGGCAACTGATACGAAAAACTTCGCCAAGATAGCAAATATTTCTCTTGACGACTTTACCGATAAAGTGATGAATGAACCTAGACAGGCATTAGAGTTATTCCTAGTTGGACTAAATAAGCTTGATAAAATTGGTAGACTCAAAGCCCTGAAAGAGGCGAAGTTAAGCGGGTCGGGAATGTCCTCTATGTTGCTAAAACTAGCATCAAACACAGATAAGTTAACCGCAAACATAAAGACTGCCACACAGGCATATAAAGAGGGTAACGCCACACAAAAAGAGTACGAAATATCAGCTCAATCACTATCTCGTGAGTTAACTAAAGTTCAAAGTGCTATTAAATTAGCCAGTGCGGAACTAGGAGAGAAATTTGTACCTATCATAAAGGCGGGTGCAGATGCCACACTCTCATTTATTGAGTTCATTAATGAGTTTGATGATGAGTTAATTATCACTGCTAAGACGGTAGCTGTGGCAACGGGAGCTATCATTTTATTCAACGGTGCATTATCCGCTTCCCCTATCGGTCGGGCAATCGTGGTATTAACTGCTTTATCCGTAGCCGTGATTGAGGTAGCAGACGCATACGATAGGTTGGTTAGTTCTGCTACTAATGAGTTGGTACGAAAAGGGGAACTTGCTAACCTCAAACAGGAGGCAAAAATAGCAGATGAGTATGGGAAGCGTAGAAACACTATGTTATCCCAACAACTTTATTTGCAAGAACAAATAGCAAAAACTACCAATGATACAACACTAGGAGAAGAGGCAAAGATAAAGGCTTTGACCTCACTAGGCGATAGCTACAATGTCATTAGAACCCGTCTCAATAGCTATGAAGAGACATTATCGGGGGTTACTGATAGTTCTGAGGTGACATCTGACAGTATTAAAGAGTTAAAAGGGAATGTTAAAGAGTTTAGTGAGGTTACGAATAAGGTCATAAATGGTGTGAATTTTTCTTTTAATAATCTCAGCACCGATGAGGCAAAAAAGAAGATTGAAGAGATAAAGAGAAAGATGAAAGAGGTTGTTGATGTTAATGAACGTAAGCAACTAAAGATAGACCTAGATTTGGAGTTAGGTAAGATAAATAATGTTCAGGCGGTTGAGCAGGAAATCAAATTATTAAAAGAAAAACTATCATCTAATCTCTCTCAAAACGATAGAATCAAAATAGAACTATCCCTAGCCAAGAAGCAAAACGAACTCATCACCACAATAGCAGACAATGAAGAGGAAGCCCACACCAAGAGAGCCAAGAATTTAACCGAATACAAATCACAGTTGGAGGCAATTAATGCCCTCTCACAACTAGATATAGACATCAGAACAAAAAAAGAGGAAGTGACCCGAACTACTCAAATACGAGAAGAGATTAAACTACTTGAAGAGTCGCTATCGGTCACAACTGAGATAACAGAAAAACAAAACATACAAACGTCAATAGTGGAGAAGCGTCAAGAGATACTTGACAGAGCCACAAGCGATACGAGAAGAATAACCCAAATAAAAGAAGAGATTGAACTACTTAGCCGAACCCTAGATTTAACCACGAATACAGTAGAGAAAAAAGAGCTAGAATTATCAATCTTGACCAAAAAAGAAGAGCTTATCACTGTGACAACTCAAATGGAGCAGGACGCACTAAACAGCGTGATAGAAGACCTCCACGAGATACAAGCCCTTTCCAATATAGATATAAGTATAGGAGTTGCCACAGGGGATTTGACCGAGATTGAGGGGCTAGAACGTCAAATAGAATTATTAAAAGAAAAACTAAACCTAAATATCTCCATAACGGAACGTAAGCAGACCGAACTAGAAATAGTCACCAAGCGAAACGAAATAACCGAGATTACCACCAAGTTAAAAATAGAGGCAGATGAGAAAGAGCAGAAACGATTAGAAGACCTCGTATCACTAGAAGAGGCACGTAGAGACGCTTTGGACGCATATAAAGATGCAACCCAATCAATTACACAAAGTGGGTCTTTGGAACGCTCAATCCGTGATGAGATAGACGCTATAAATTCATTGCGTATTGAAGCCAAGCAGGGGTTACTGAATAGTGATGAGGTTACCAAGATAACCAATCAGTTAACAAATGAGACTATGCCCTCTTTCTTGAAAGGTGTAGCAGATGCTTTCAACTATGATAAAAATGCAGATTTAAATAACAGCATTGATGGTCTGAAACAGACTTTAGGCTCAATTCTTGGCGATATAACCCTAGACATCATAAGAGGGAATGAGATTCAAGACGGGGCAGTAAATAACGCTCTGGTTGGTAGCGGTAACCCTTACGCTATAGCACTAGGGGTAGGCTTTGAGATGATAAGTGAAAGTCTATCCGAGCCAATGAACGCATTTCAAGCGGAAGCCTCTAATCGTGGCAAAGAGAATAAGAGTATCAATGATTCACTCTCTTTTCTTAATAATATACAGGCATCACACTTAGACCACACCAAGGCTATGAGAGAACACCTTAAGAGTATGGACAGCAACTTTAACACTATCTCCATAGCATTATCGAAATCAGGTGGGATTAGTGGAGAGGGCTTCGCAGGAGGTGAAAGTGCTTCTCAAAACTTTGGCGGTGCGGTTGAATTCTTGGCATCTATGGACATATTGGGAACTGGGCTATTAAGTGGCGTAGTGGGCGGACTACTTGGAGGCTCATCATCAAAGGTGATTGAGGCAGGGATTGACTTTGGAGAGCAAACGGTAGAAGAGTTTCTCTCAGGGGTAGAGGCTCAAAACTTTGAGACAAAAAAGAAAACAAAGAGTGCAGTGTTTGGGGCATTCAGTTCTACATCATATAGTACTAAGTTTGGAGACCTAGGCACGGGTATAGAGGACTCGTTCCAATCTGCTATTCAAGATGCGTTTAACCTCATCGTTGAGGCGGGAGTATCCCTAGACCTAAATGAACAAGAGTTGAGACAATCGGTGAATAGTCAAACTATAGACCTAGGCAAGTTTGACTTCTTGGACAAAACTGAATCAGAAATAAGAGAGGTGCTAACTGGCGTATTCGGACGGGCTATAGGCGAGATATCAAGTGCTTCAATTCCCGAGATTGAGGCTTTCAGACACTCAGGAGAGGAATATTTAACCGCCTTGGTGAGAGTGAGTACGGGAGTAGAACAAGCCCAACAAAGCTTACTTGATATTGGGATAGATAGTGTTGCATTTGGTGACATAAAGAATAAAAACGGTGATGTTTTCGAGGCAATGATTAGGGAGAGTCTGTTACAATTTGAAACAGTAATTGGGGCGGAATTACAGAACGCTTTGGACTTTAATCTCACTGCTACGATTGAGAGATTAGGCATAACCTATAGTGGAGTAGGAGAGATTCTAAACGGCTTAGATATTGAGGGTAAAGAGCTTATCACTACATACCAAACGCTATTGTCGGCACAAGAGGACTTACGGGCAATACTTGGTCAAGGAGAAATCAATCAAGCGGTAATTGACGGGGCAGGAAGCATTGACAACCTCATCAACTCTCAAACGGTATTCTTGAACGACTTTTTTAGTGAGACCGAAAGAATGAGCCGTTTACAATCAGAGCTAAACAAAGAGCTTAGTGATGTGGGAGTAGATACCTTAGCCCCTACTACGAGTGAGGGTTACCGTGAATTAATTGAATCACTTGATACCTCCACAGAGAATGGGGCGTTACAGTACGGTGCATTGATTGGAATGATTGGTGAGTTCAAAGAGCTAATAGGACTAACCGATTCTGCTAACGCTCAAATTATTAAAAAAGAAACTGAGCAATCCGAACTATTAGACAAACAGCTATCTGAATTAAAAACAAGCAACGACCTAGCAGAACAAGAAGCACTAGAGAGACAAAGAAGCCTAGAAATAGTCCAAAACCAATTAGACCAAATAACCGTGGGAGGTGCGGACGTAACCAACACCATCATTAATGACACGGGCGGGTTTAGTGCATTGACCGAGGCTCAGGATACTTTCCTAGAGAACTTCCATACAGAAGAGGAGCGATTAAAAGTAAGCACGGAACAACTAAGGAGGGAGTTTTTCGCACTAGGCATAACTACTATGCCAAAGACGCGGGAAGAGCTAAGAGGCGTTGTGGAGGGGCTTGATTTGCTTACCTCATCAGGGCAGGAAACTTACGCGGGAGTGCTTACCCTTTTAGATTCCTTTTTAATAATTAGTGACCCTATAGAAGATGCAACTAAAAAGAATGAAGAGTACGCCGAGAGCCTGATAGCTACGGGTCAAGCCTATGACGACATTCGCCAAAGCATCACCGATACAATATCTCAACTACTAGGTATCAAAGACGGAGAGAAGTCCACCGAGTCCAAGTTTAGACAGTTAGTAGAGTTCAATAAACTTCAAGACTCATACGCGAGAGAAGCGGTACAAGCGGACACAGACCCATCGGAGCTAAGCAGTATTTTTTCCAATCTAAATGATGTGGCTCTAAATATTGGAAGCAATTTTGGGGAAGATGAGAGATTAATTAATGACGTGATAAGTGAGCTAAAGTTTGACCGAAGCATCACCAATAGCAGTCCTCAAAAAGTAGAGATAGTCAACAGCGTGGACAACAATAAAATACTAGAAAAGATAGGGTACATCATGGAAACAAACACCGAGGAGGCGAGGAAGCAAAGAAAGATTTTGTTTGACATGATAGGGGACAATGAAGATTATTACGCTTCCTCTCTCACCCTACTGAATGGTATCAACTAGATACCGAGAAATATAGAGTTGTGTGTGGTGGTGTGGGATATATCTTTTAGAAATTGAACTTTATTGAAGTTAGGGTCAATGATAGCGACCTTAGCCCCACGAGGTACAATCACAGTAGCACACATAGTGCCGTTCAAAAACACTTTAAGCTCTCGTGTCTCATCGTTAAATATAGATTGAACCAGTAGTGAGATAGGGTAATCTTCATATAGAGGCTCTTTTAATACTTCAATCTCTTGACGAATTGCCAACTTTCTAAAAAGAGAGTCGGGAGCAAAAATACCCCCTCTCTCAATACTTTTTATTTCAAACATGCCACTCATTTCAAAGTGAATCCCCACATAACTTGCTAACCCTGAGGCAGAAAAGTTACAATTAGCATAGCCCTTTTCAGGGTCTCTTGGGTAGTATAATTGAAATTCACTATACATTATCTTGCCTCAGGATACGGACAGAAACTAGACAATCCCACTGTTTGGGGTAGTTTACCTGAGATTAAATGACAAGTAGTAACGGTAAATCTGTCGATAAACTTCACGTTTATTCCCTCAATCTTAATGTTTGAACTACCAACTTTATTTAGTTTCTTTTTTAATAATTTAATCGCTTTACCCTTAACTTGCTTCACTAATTTATTGTCGATATAGATTCTAAACATTACGAATCACCTCAACATAAACGCCCATATCTAAAAAATCAGGCTTTTCAATAAATGCCGTGGTGTCTTTTTTTCCACACGGGAATAGGATATAGGTAGCGTCTGCGGTAACCGTGGTATGCTTAAATACCTTTTTATTAATATAGAGTCTAAGTACTCCGTTTTCGGTCAATGTGGCTTGAAATAGGGCTTCTTCTTCCCCTATAAGAGTTCTTAATTGGTGACCTGAAATAGTAAAGATACCTATTTTGGTTGCAGGAAGTGACAAATCTATAGTTTCCATTCCTATCAATTTTTGTTTATTATGTGGCATGATGTAATCCTTTTGTTGTGTTTTGCTATAAGGATTATAACATTGTAGTCCTTATAGCTTGGTGAAGAGAGAATTATTAAAAAGAAAATTAAAACGTAAGAGAGGGGTCAATGAATTGTTCCATTGTTTCTAATATTTGGTCAAACTTTTCATTGAATAAATCAATCGTTCTTGCCATATTGAGGTGAATAGATTCATCTGCTTTAATTTCCGTAACATGTGGTTCAAAGTGAGGATAAAATACCACCAAGTCCACTGATTTTATTCCCGTGACTAACATTTGGAATTGAATTTGAGAGGAATAAACTTGACATAAATGTCCATCATGCCAATGAGCCAAGAACACACTCAACTCACTTGGGCATTTTATTTCAACCCCTCTTTGATTTGATGTATTTATCCCGTCCAAAGATACCCCTATTCTATGATTACTATTGAATTTAAATGGGACTTCCTCCACAATAGCAAGTTCTTCAATCTCATAAGCTTCTCTTGCGATAGGCTCATAAGTATGCCCTCTCATCATGCCTTTTGTTGTATAGGTCTCTTCTCTCTCCTCTTTCAGAACTTTGAATTTTAGAAACTCAGCCACTTTTTTGTACACGTATTGGTTGAATGTTGGCACGGGGTGACCTGTTATCGTAAAGGGGTTATTTGAGGCAGTAATAAAGCCTAAACGCTCATTTAGCCACCCGTCTGTCCCTTGCTCATACACACCGTTTTCTATCGGCATAGATGAGATAGCTCTTAGAGTTACCTCGTTTTCTTTTTTAATAATTAATTCATTATGAGCTTTAATTAAATTAAAAAATTCTTTTTCCAATTTAAAACTAAACTCTATAACAAAGTCATCTCTAAAGTGTTGAGAGATAGCATACAACCGCTTCCCTTTTCCTGTAATCTTTTTCTCTACTGTGGCAACCAATGTTTTATTTAAGTTGTCGTTAATTGCTTTACTAATCTCTCTAATACATTCAAACATTTTCTATCCTTTTTTTATTTCTATTTTAATTTTTAATAACTCTTGCATCAATCTTACATTTGAACCATTACCACCAATCCAAGAGCCAACCTTTCCTGTAATCAAGGTGTTACCCTCTACAGCTATAGTTCCGCTTCCGTCATGCCACCCTGCTAAATCTGAAAGCTTTCTTATTTGCATAACTGGTGTCTCAGGTAACAATCTACCATCTTTACCAAGTAGGATACGATGCTCTCCCCATTTGAATTGTAGAGAAAGATAACTTCCCTCGAATAAAAACAGTCTTTGATTAGTTGAACATTTCAACATAAACCCTTTGTTGAACGTAGGGATAGGGATTAGTCTACTTGGGATTCTCACAAGCAGTAGCCCCGCACAAACCCCGTTAAACTTAATGAAATCGTCCGTTCTATCATAGGCATCTAGTGCCTTATTGATAGAGCCTAACAGTGCCTTATCTTTCATGTTATGCCCCTGTCCATTTCTTAGCAAGTTGGGCATAGAATGACGATGTGTCTTTTTTAGTATCCCCTTTTATTGACTCCATGAAGTCTTCTCTCTTTGGGTTACCTTTAGCTAAATCCGTAGCTATTTCAAATGGTGTCTTTTGGGTTTGGGTTGCTTGATTAGTTGAGGCAGGGGCTTGATTAGTTGAGGCAGGGGCTTGATGTATTGGCTCAGGTGAGGCAGGAAAACAATAGTCGTGGTCACTTTGACCGTCGATTGCCAAGAGTCCTGTGAGTGCATATCTTCTAGCGTAAGTTGAATTAGCACCCGATGCTTGGGCTTCGGTGATAATTTGGTTTCCTGCTTTACTTACGGGAAGTTTCCCCTCTTTAGCAACTCCCGTTGCACTAGATATAAGCTCACCAGTTTCAATACAATACATTGAAGCCGTTGCTTCCAAATAGTTATGCTCACCTACGTTAACAACTTTATCACTCATCAATATAGCCACGCCAGTTTGCTCCAATAATGGCTTAACCGAGGCTATAATGTCCTCTAAACTTCGATATTGAGAATTCTTACCCGTTCTCATTTTAGGTGCATTTAATCGTACTTGAATATTTAGTAATTTTACCATGCTAGACGTTTTCATAGTTTTTATCCTTATGTGTTTTGATAGGGGAAGTATAACATTCTAAGCCTTATAGTAAGGTTATAAACCTTGCAGTTGTGACCCTATTTACTTTAAAAAGGATATAATCAAAAAAAAGGATACATCATGAACAAAATAACGGACGGGTACTATTCGCTAACCAACAAGATAGGAACAATAGAGGACGTAACGTCAGGGCTAGACATAACCGCTCAAAACTTAACTATCAATAGACCCTATTTAGCACAGGTCTACAATAGTATAGGCATTTTAAGAAACGTGATAGATATTCCCGTTGACGATGCCTTTAGAGAGGGTAGAATATTCACAGAAAAAGAAGATATCTTGAAAGATTTTTATGAGACTTACGATGGGGTCATCTCATTGGCTCTTAAGTCTGCGAGAACATTTGGAGGGTCATTCTTGTATCTTGATGATAACAGACCTCCTATGGAGGGATTATTAAAAGGAAAACTAGACAGAATAGTCTTATTAGAGATTGACGACCTCTTACCATTAGACAGCATTCAACTAAACCCGCTCAGTGATAATTACTTACGTCATGCGGGGTACGCAATTCATGCCACAGGTGAGACCGTTCACCCGTCAAGGTTAATTTACATAGACGGAGTAGCAACAAACAAAGACAGACGGATAGAAAACGCAGGAATGGGAGTATCTTTGATTGAGATAGTGACCCCTGAGATTCAACAACTAATGACAGGGGTAAATAGGGGAGTTAATATCTTGACCGTGTTGGGTCAAGACGTACTTAAGATAGATGGACTAAACGAGTCGTTGAGTGTCACAGAGAGCCAAAGCGAAATAGAATCCCGACTAATGTCTATCAACCGTTTAAGAGGCATACTAAGCACGTTAGTTATAGATGCAGAAGATAGCTACGAGAATGTAAATAGAAGTTTAGGAGGAGTTCAACCGTTAATCACGGAATTAAAGGAGATGGTTTGTTCTGTGGCTCGTATACCGTACTCTAAATTATTTGGTAGAAGCTCAGGTGGATTAAATTCCACAGGAGAAAACGAAATCAGAAACTTCTATGATGATGTAAAAAGCATCGTGCAAGTAGGCAAACTAAAGCCTATCTATGAGCAGATAGATGAAGCTATCGGAATGACTGCCCCCGTGGTATTCGCTCCTCTATATTCGCCTGATAGTGGGGAATTAGCGAATATTGATAAAGTAAAAGCGGAAACGGCTAAGATTTTAATTGAGCAGGGGATACTAGAAGATGATGAGGTAAAGGAGAGGTTCTTTAATTAGAACCCGTATTTTGATGCTTTGTGTTTGGCTCTATTGACCGATACAGGAGTTGCGGTTAACCCTGCCATGATTCGTCTATTTTGAGACGCGATGGCATCTAATTCGGATAACATATCTTCCTCTCTTCTTGTTCTAGGGTTAATAGCCATTAATAACGCTCTCTTGGCTCTCAGAGAGTGAAACGGGTCGTCAGTGTATAGTTTATCTAATTGCTTTCTGAATCGTAGTGACATGATGTAATCCTTTCGTGTGTTTAATTATTAAAAGAAAAACTATTTAACTTTTCTCAGTAGGTTAATATAGCGACCAATCAATATTGCTTCTGCCACACCGTCATCTTTCAGTTTAAAATCTAAACCGTAAACTTTCGACACTAAATCTATCGACCCTTTTTTCCCTTTTTTAAATAAACTAAACGCCCTTTTCCATTTAACCGCAGGAACGATAATAACCTCACGGCATAAGGCATGTCCTAGCCCCACAATTACCCCATACGGCACGAAAATATTTTTACTGTAACCTTGCCCCTCTTTTACAAATTGCTCCTCTATTGCCATGTCTAAAGGGCTAAACTCTTTTATTAACTCAGCACATGCCTTATAATCAATCTTTTGTGTAGTCTTCCCATTAACTTTACTTTTTATTGTCGGGGTATTAAAATGGGCTACCAACTCATTTTCTTTCCAAAAGGCAAACCCTCCTTTTACTCCCGCATCTATTGAAAGTAGAGTAGTCATTACGATACCCCCTTACACTGCCACACCATGATTGAACTTCCATACGTCTCTCCATTGTGGCTATACGCTTTCACAGCAAACAGACGTGAGATGATAGTGTAATTAACTGTGAACCCTAGTGCTTCTAACGCAGACACAGGTTTAGAAACCAAGAGACCCATTTTTCCTTTATACATTTTACTCTCATACTTTCCACTTCGTTGTAAAGCGAAAAATATTTTATTTCTATAAGTATCTCGTTCTCTCTTAGAGCCAAAAAACACTTTGACAGTTTCCACGGCTTCCGCCACCACTAGTTTTGCTTTTTGGTCTCCAATTACAGCAACCTCAACGGCTACTTGACTCATGATGTTATCTACTTTTTTATCTAATTGCTTTTTCAAACTTTATCCTTTTAATTTTTCTTTTAATAATTCTGTGGAAACTCCCCTTTGATTAAAAAGGGATTCCGTCATTGTCGTATTGTTGTGGTTGTGGTTGCTGTGGAGGTTGTGGTTGTGGAGCATAAGCCGTTGCTTGTTGTTGCGGAGCATAAGCCGTTGTTTGTTGTTGCGGTTGATATCCTTGCTGTGCTTGTTGTTGTTGTCTAGCTTGTTGCTGTGGAGGTTGATATCCTTGTTGACCTTGTTGACCTTGTTGACCTTGTTGACCTTGTTGACCTTGGTTATCATCTCTTGACCCTATCATCTTCATAGTTTCAACAACTATTGAATGTTTGCTCTTTCTAGCTCCCGTTGTGTCCGTCCATGTATCAAGTTTTAGCCGTCCATCTACTAAAACCTGCTTTCCTTTTCCTAGGTATTGATTTGCAATCTCAGCCGTCTTACCAAAAAAAGTTAAGTCAATAAACATTACTTCCTCTTTTTGCTCACCTGATTGAGTTTTCCATTTTCGATTGGTTGCAATACCTACGTTACCGATAGCCGAGCCAGTTTGAGAATATTTAATCTCAACATCTCTTGTTAGATTTCCTAGTAAAGTTACTTTATTATACATTCTCTAATCCTTATCAATTTCTAGTGTGGTTAAGTGTAGCGTGTCGTTATTATCTATAAATGCAAAAACAAAACATTCATAATAATCCCCATCGCGAACATAATCGGTCTGAATGCTTTTGTACTCACCTGAATATTTCTTTAGCACCTCACTTATGTGGTCGTTAATACCGTTCTCGTATTTGTCAGATACGTCATGGGTAGCATATCTGCTCCAATAGTCTGTCATACCTTGAAGTGCTTCTATTAGCTCTTTCAAATTTTATCCTTTTCGTGTTTTGATATAAGAATTATAACATTAATATTCTTATAGCAGGGTAAATATTACCCCGATTGAAAGTTAGTTTTTGGTTGTTTCATTTGTGGAGGAAAGACTGTATCCCCAGTCAATATTATTGTGTACTTCTTCCAATATTGCTTCTTCAACCAATGAAGCCATTTCATTTTCGGTCGTAGCGTCCTTTAAGTCCTCTTCTGTTATTTCCACTACGTCTTCCACACTATCATTTGCGTATCCGAACGATACCCAAAAATTATACGTTCCTATATACTTATTTTTGTCCATTAGATAATCCTTTAGTTATTTCAATAGAGGTCACATGGAGTGTCCCATTGTTATCTATAAATGCGAAAAAGAAACACTCATAGTGGTTGCAATTATCCCGATATTCGATATCGTAAGATGAATATTTGCACTTGTGCTTATCTAGTATCTCATCTATATGCCCGTCAATACCGTCTTTTCGATTGATTGGAGAATCGCTATGGGCATTTACACCCCAATGATTTGGAATGTCTTGAATGTCTCCTATGAGTTTGTTCAATTTTTATCCTTTTTATTTTGTAGAGGTAAGACGATATCCCCATTCGATGAGATAGTGTATCTCTCCTGAAACAACTCTTCCACTCGTGCTGTTAATTCACTTTCGGTCGTAGCTTCGCTTAAGTCCTCTTTTGTTATTTTCATCACATCTTCTACTTTATCATTCCCGTACCCTATTGATACCCAAAATTTGTGTGTTCCTATATATTTACTTTTGTCCATTAGATAATCCTTTCTGTGTATTAATATCTGTAAATGTTACATCTAAATAACCTCGAGGATACATACCCCGTGGAGGTACAAGACTAATCTTTCGCTCTATATGCACCGTATCCTGTGATGCGAACTTTGCGTAACATTCTTTGCAATGGAGGGCAGTTTTACGCAACAAGGGGTATTCTATAGCCACCATCTTCTGTGCGGTTCTTTTCCGCTTACAGTAGGAACATGTTCTTCTAGGAACAAGAGAATTATTAAAAGAAAAATTAAGAGAATCAGACATGAATAAACCTCCCCTGTGAAACAACTGCCCCCGTTTTGTTAAGCACTGTATACTTAGGGTCAAACGTGCATATATCATAACGCACATGCCCCTCAATGTTAATTGATGATGCGGGATTATTAGCCTCCCAGTCTTTCACTATGCTCTTTACTTGATTAAACACTATAGGGGTCACAACGTAAAATACGCTCGTTTTACGCTCAGGCATATCACGAAGTACCCCGCCTCTAAACGTAGGGATTTTATCCCCTTTATGTTTGATTAAACTGGTAAGTCCTGCTTTTCTGATAGCTAAATCTACTAATTTAGTTTGCTTAGAAAGCAGGGATACATATCGGGTTCGTCTCATGTTATTGACCCATAGCGACTGGAGAGTACGGCACAAACGCTACTTTCTTTTCCCACGCAATAGGTAAAAAATCTCCTTGTGTAAGGTGCTTTGCCTTGTTTGCAATGTATTTAATTAGGTCTTTTTGCCCAACAATAATTGAGGTTTTGTAGGAAGTAGGATTGATTTGAGCAACTGCGATAAGTGTATTTTCATCGCTTCGGTCAACCCTAACAACGCTAGGCAGTCTCTTAATTGCCATCACTAATCCTCTCATGGTTAGTGATTCTAAATATGCCAATGTGGCTTGATATTGATTCATTTTTTGTATCCTTTTTGTGTTGTAAATAGAGTATAACATTAATAGCCTTATAGGGGAGTTAATGTGTCTGTATAGGTTAATTAAAGACGCTTTATCACAAGTAAATAAAGCACCTCATCTTTCGCCCGAAAAGTGTTACTAATGATGACGTGCAATAATTTTAGCATACCGAGTCATTAGTGTTGTGTTGATATTTAAAACTGATTACATAGCGTTTAAACGAACGTAAAGTGGGTGTATAGGCATTTAAAACGTCTCAGGGCGTGATTATGTTGGTATGGGGGTAATCGTGCTTATATTTGACGTGAGAGATAGGATAATTGATTAAATGCTTAGTTTTTCTTTTAATAATTCAATAACGAGTTCAAACTGGATAAAAGTTGAGGTACTAAAGAGAATTATTAAAAGAAAAATTAAGGGGTCTAGCACCCATCAGTCCCTAAAGTACCCTAAAACGGCAGTACCCCACTTCTAAAAACCCTCAGCAACTCTATGGCATTTTACCAACCCTCTCTAAACCCCTAAGTTGTGGGATTTGCTGTATATGCTGTGTTGAGAGTGTATATTAATATATTTAAGGGGACTAAGGGTACTATAGGTACTACACACCGTTTAAACACCAGTATTTGGGCGTTTCAAAAAAGTACCCAAGGCAGTACCCTTTAAAAAAGCAGTACCTTAGCAAAAAATGAGAAAACCCGATATTTGGGCGTTTTAAAGGGTATTTTGCCTGTTTTTCACGAAATGAGTCCATTAGTACCCAATAGGTACTTGTTCCTAAAAGTACTCCAAAAAGGGGCAAAACAGAGGCTTTAAGATAGACTAAGCTTAGTCGTTTTTGTTACATTTGGGGAAAAAGATGTTTGTAGATGTGAAAAATCGTAGGATATTTGTTGATATTTATGGAAAAAGATGAGAAAAGAGTGGGGAGTAGCCCCCCTTAAATGCCGTTATATATCTCTAAATCTGATATTATTTGACTTCTTTGTGTGATTCAAGTACTTGGATAGGTCTCTTCCTCGAACGTGTGCGGACTTATTTGGTGAGATAGATTCATAGAGACACGCTAACATGTGAGCCTCTATTCTATTCGTATTTAGTTGGCTCTTAACCTCTTCCAAAAGCTCTTCGGGAGTATCAAATGTAAGCGGAATTCTCTTAACTTTTACTGTTATGGATACCGCGATATTAACGGGAGTATCGCCGTTGTTTTCCGCATCTTCAAAGATGTCATGGCATACCCTACTCAGGTACTCGTAATCTCTGTCTTTTAGTGCATTACATAACACCTCTGTTCTACCTATGGACATCTCTACAACACTCTTCTTTGCCTTGCTATCTAAAGGTGTGGTTGCGTCTCGTTCATCTGTCTTGATTAGCATCAGTTGAACACATAAAGCGTGAGCCTCCTCTTTTATGAGGTTAACAAAAGTAGAAGCATTACCAATCCCTTTTTCCTTTGCCAGTGTTCCTATGTTTTTGTCCGATGTATCCATGACAGAGTATCTTCTATCTTTTCCCTCAATTTGGATAGGCACGGCATCATTAGAGTGAAACCACATATTGAAGTAATTCTTCTCTTCCACCATGTCAACACCTTTCTTCTCTATTTGTAGACTATCATCGGATACATACATCTTCAATTTCTCGTATGTGCTGTTACCCTCTCTGTAATCCGCTTTAACCTCGTTTGCCAAGATAAACATCTTGTTGCTCAACTTACCGTTAAAACGCCCCTCTAAGTCAACCTGAGACAGCGTATCCGTCAATGTGTGTCCATATATCTTTTGTATTATCTGCGAAAATATAACCCCTTTTCCTGTCCCCTGTATACCCCGCGATACAATCGAAGTTCTAGTTTTTCTTCTATTTTGCACTCCATAGGCTAACCAGTTGATAAAGAAATCTCTCTCCTTAGGATTAGGGAAGACATTATCAAACAACATTTTACATGTAGGGATAGAATCCCAATTTACACTTGGCATCTCTGTATTTGAATCTTTTCGTATCTTCATATATGTGGTAGGAATAAAGCTGTTTATTCTTGCCACACCTGAGAGGGGAGTGAGTGGTTCATCTATAAAAGGGTCAAACACAATACTTTTGGTTGGGAGTATTGAAACCAATGATTTAGGAATAAAAGAACCTCCCATAAAGTCAGACGCTATACTTCTAACAGTATCGTATCTCTTTACATGTCGAGATTTCCCCTTACCATCGGGAATGTGAAAATAACACATCTCCATAGCGTCATCATAGAAACACTCTATGTGAGGGTTAATAA